CCCATAGGGTTTGGGTAGTAGCACCACCTGAAAACTTCTGGCGTGCGAATCCATAACTGAATTCACCGATCTTACTTGACTTAGAGATGCTAACGCCATCCGCGACTCTCTGCGCAACTTTGCCAGCCTTTGTTCTTTGTCCAGCTGCTTGTTTAATTTCTTCAGATGCAAAATACGCCAGAGCAGCAGATTGACGGCGTGCTTCGTCAGTAGCTTGGTCATCCATAAGTTTAAAAGCCTTGTAAATATCGCGCAGGTCTTTTTTATTGTAGGCGATTGTTTCACTTGCCATACCTCTGCTCCAATACTTCGATAGCTGTTAAAATGTCGTCTGAATCAACCCATTCGCTCATTGGAATTTGTGTGGCTAGTGCCAACTCAACCAATAATCTGTTTAGGCTTCCTGCTGGATGACTTTTGGGTTTGCATCACCGACTATTACATCGCTGACTGTTTCCATCCAAGCATCAAATGGTTTAAGTGGCTTTCCAGCAGCTTCGCGCTTGTGTGCGTTGTATGCTAAAAACATTAGATCCCACATACCAAGTTTTTCTTTTGCTTGGCTTATGGTGTGACCAGTTTGCTTTTCCCATTTAGCCCACTCAGGTGGTTGGGCAATATAAGTTGCTTGCTCACCTGAGTTATATTCAATTGTAATTGGTAACTTCATTGTTTGCTCCCGTTTGTTTATTGATTAAAAGGTTTCTGCTGGCACTCCGATAACTTGGAATGATAAAGATACAGTTTGAGCATCTGGTGCAGTTCCACCAGCTGAAGGCCACATTGGCAATACTTGGAAAGTAAAGACCGCGCCTGAAGTAGCTGTGAAAACTGTGCTGATTGCTGTATCTGGTGCTGACTCTGCAACGCCCCATAGAATCTCGCATAGAGATCCAGTTGCGCCCCAGTCGGCTAACATTTCAACTTCAAAGGTGAAGTTATTATCAGTTACCTTAAAGACTTTTCCGTCTAGTGTCTGATAAGTCTGACGATCCATTTCGCCAGTAAGTGTTGCTGTTGTTGCTTGTGCATCGAAATTATTACCGCCAATAGTGAAGGTAATATCTCGACCGGTAATAACTGTCGTTGGCATTTTTCTCCTTAGATTGTTCTCTGGTAATAGGTGCTAACTCTAACATCTGCAATAAGCAAAGTTGATGCTCCTACTTGTGTAACTGTTGGTCTTTCAACCGAACTGACAATGTAGCCTGCTGGAATAACTGCCAGAACACTAATTACTAACTGCTCGATATTGTCGAGTGATGCAGGATTGCTATTATAGGCAACTGCAACTGTGATGGTCATATTGACCTTAGCGCGAATGTTTGATTTGCTGATTGTTTCGAATTCTAGGTATGGTGAATCCGGCACAACTACAACAGCTGGCGGGATTACTGTTTCAGGCACAAATGAATAAACATTACCGGCAACGCTAGATAATGCAGTTGCTAAAGGTGTGCGAACTTGCTCAAGAATTGTTTGGTTAGGCACTATTGAGCCATGCTATCTGTGTCCATGTATGAGCCAAGTAAGCCAACGCATTTATTAAATAATGATCGACCCATTCTAAATGGTGTAGCTGTAAAATCAACGCCTTCGATTTGTCCACCACCTGCTAATCTTGCTTGGAAAACCTCTACTGAAACTGTGTAAACGGCTGACTGAACAGCTGCGTTTCCAACATAAGTTGATGCTCCAGATAAAGTGGCAACTCCACTTGGAATAACATTTGCTTCATTGATGTCGGCATTTGTGATTGCAGCTGAGAAGGTATATTCGCCAAGATTGTCTGCAAGTATTGTTCTTGTTCCGTTGTAAGGTGTTCCGCATCCTGTGATGACAACTGATTGTCCTTCGGTAAATTCATGTATTCCTAGTGTAGTGAAAGTGGCGACATTATCAGTCAGCGACACTTTTTGAATTGGGCTTTTGAATGTAACTAGCATTGGCAGAATAACAGTTTCTGCGGTGTCAATAATTTGGTTTAAGTAAGCATCGTTATACAAGGATGATGACACACCAAGCACAGATCTCAACTCGGTGGCTGTAATTATACTTGGCATGTCATCTCCTTACTCCCATTAATGGATGCCTGAGATCGGGAGCAACCTCAGGCACTCAGTTAAATTAAGCTACTGATAATTTACGGAATGCTGCTGGGTAACGATTTACTGCGCAGACATAACCATAAAGACCGATTTCAACACGGCCGTTAGCAACGATATTTGCACGAATATCAAATGTTCCTGACTCGTGGAATCTCATAGCTGCTGATGGGTAAACTAATGCGTGCTTAACATTTGCATTATCACCTGTGTAGTTAGGATCTACAACTAGATCAAGTCCTGCGACTGTTCCATTTGTTGAACCTTGTGTAATTAAGCCAGCTGCGTTTTGTGGAGCTGCTGCTGCGAATAGTGGACGACCATCTGCAACTGCGCCAAGTAATCCAGCGAAGTCGATGCCATCCTCGCCACCTGAAGGAGCAACCATCAAGCGGTTAGGTGTGAAGCGCATAACGCCATAAGCATCTGCAATTCCATCAGCAATTGCTGCATAAATTGTTGATCCTGATGATCCTGCTGCTGCTTCTGATGCGATCTTAGCTGCATAAGCATCTGTCTTTTGTGCGTATGATGCAGCAAGTTCACGAATTAATAGATCCAAGAATGATGGGTCTGAACGATCAAGAAGTTCAACATTGACAACATTTGCACCGGCAAATTTTACGATTGTGTCCTCTTGAAATGTTACTGCTGTGTCTTGTGATGCAAACTCTACACCCTCAGCAGTTTGTCCTACGATTGCCTGATTTCCAAGCACAGGTGTGAACACCTTAAGACCACTTGGTGGGAGTGGAGCGCGCTCGATTGAATCAATAAATGGGCGAGATGAATCGATAACTCCGATTACATCGCGTAGGTAATTAGGTGGAACCATTCCTGTGTTCTCGCCTGTTGTTGCAATTTGTAATGCTGCAATTAAATCGCGTGCATCTGTATCGCCTTGAATAGCGCGGATTTGTGCTGCTGCATATTGTCCTGCTGTAACATTTGTGTCTACGCGTGGCTTTGTGTATGCCATGTAGTTTGCTGTTACAACTGGAGCTTGTGCCGCTTCTACCGCTTCGGTCGCGATAGGAGCTTCAGATGTAATCTCTGACACTTTGTCCTCCTGTGTTGTTGTTTCCTCAGCGGTTGCTTCGGAATTCTCTGGTGTTTCACTTGCTGCAACCTCAGCCACTCTTGCGCTGTCAATTGCTGGATCTGTTACGAGTGAAACTTCTTGAAGTGTGCTTGATTTAATTCTTAGCACGCCTTCCTCATTTTTCCATTCATTAATCTTTACTCCTACAGAAAATCCATCACGAAGGCCAGTTGCAGCTTCCTCTAATGCATCATCTGCTCTAAAAGTTTTGGCTAAACGAAATGTTGCTTCTAAACCTGAATCTGTTGCAGTTATGTCAATTAACTTACCTAAAGGCTTTGTTGTTTGATGTTCAAGTAATAATTTAACTGGCTTTGAAAAATCAATTGAATCTTTCTCAAATACAGTTAATCCTGCGCTGGTTGATCCTTGCTCATCCCATGTAACGATCTTTCCTGAGATTGTGCGCTTGTTAGTGTCGGCAGCTGTTATTTCTATTGGGAAACTAATTTTCATCGAATTAGATCCTCCTCTTCTTGGATTTGCTCAACGCTCATCGCGCCAATGCGGTTTAGGATTTCATAAACTTGCGCACGCTCTAAAGCAGATCCACGCAAGAAATCATCTATGTCAAATCGAACTTCCATGCCATTAGGCACAAAATCCGGTTGAGATAATCTTTGTTCAATTGATGTAAGTATTGGGCGAAGTGAAAAGTCAATTAATGCTTTTCTTTCGGCTGTCATATTTGAATAAGTCATTGAAGTAGTTTCAGCAGATACAAATGAGGCAGGAATGCCTGAGGCTCTGCTAATTTCTAGAGCGAGGTATTGACGCGCCTCATTGAGTTGAAGTTTGGCTGGATCAAATCCTAAAGCTTGTAATTCAACATCAGCATTTAAGAATGCAGTTGCTCTTGTTGATCTTGATATTCTCCATGACTCTAAAAGTTTGGTAATTCTTTCAGGTGTTAAATTTGTGCCATTTGATTTAAGAACCATTTGTGGCATTGGCTCTTTGGCATACATTTCAGCAGCCTTTTCTAATTCAGCAGCAGCTTTAATTGTGCGACCTGCTCGATTAAGTATTCCTTCATCTAATCCGTTAAATACAATTAAAGAACCTAAACCATAAGGTGGCACTCGCTTGCCGTCTACTGTGTAATATTCAATTTCAGTTGAATTACCATTTAATGAAGCAAATACTCTATTAGGCGCGATTCTTGTCCATGCACGAATTCTTGAAGCATCTGTTGCTGCATAAGCATCCATAATCATTCCATACGCAACTCCATATAGTAAAAGATCTTCCGCGATCCATGCGTATATTGCTGAACCCGCAACTCTTGGATCTGGTTGCATAATTACGCGATTTGGTCTTATGTGTTCATTTGTAAAATGATTATATTGTTCTAGCGGTAAAGATCCGACTGTTGAACAGATAATATTTCTTGCACGCGCTCCTGAAGGTATTGCCATGTATTGTTCACGCGTTGCAGTTGTTGTTCCAAATAAAATTCCGCCAACTAATTGTTGTGCGTTGTAAGGTGCAAGTGCAGCAGCTACATCAACTGAATTATCTGGTTGAGTTGCTCGAAATCTATCTAATAATCCCATTAGCATATAATATACCATAAAGTCAACAAACTATGCTATTTGAATATCAACTTCCGTTTCTACCTGTGTCGCAAAGTAACTTGCTAAAGCAGATGCCACAGCTGCACAAACTGCGACTCTACTTGCTCTCCTACCGATGATCCATGACCCATCCCCATAGGGCAGTTTTGCAGCCGATAGTGTTTGCTGAGTCAATTCCTCTTGACCCCCGTGCTGTAATCGATGGGAATTGATTGCGCCTAACCACCGATCACAACTTTCAGCATATATCGCCCCATCCATATCTGTAATGGGAATTCCAGCAGGAACTAACCGACTTGCGACGGCTTGTGCAGTCCTTTTGGAATAAGCGACAGTCTGAACATTATATTTTCTAACATACGG